GCGTAAACGGATCCGAAACCTCTGGGTGCCTCGCGGCTTTTCCCTGGTTTCGCCTGGCATGCTTCGGGAGTCCAGCTCCTTCTGCTCTGCCGCCGCCGCCACACCCGGTAACTCCGCCAGCGGTTCGGGTGTTAAACGGTGTTTTGTCTGCTCCCGTGTAGAGGCAGACACCAAGAGGACCATCCAGAACGGGATGAGGCTTGTTCGGGTCAGATATGGCTTGCCATATTCTGAGTTGCCGGACCTTCATCCCGACTCACTGGGTCGGTACCTCTCTTTTTTACTCCTTCAGGGGCAGGAGAGGGCCTCTGTCGTATTTCCTCGACGTCAGTGCAAGTCTGACGCCGAGGGCCTCTGTGACCTCCAGAGGCTGAGGAGACACGAGCGATGGGAACTTGCCCAGTCCATCGCGTCTATTAAGCGCAACTTGCCAACGAGTTGCGGTCTCCACTCTCCATCCGCGCAGCCGATGTGGGAATCGACTGCGTTCTCTACCCCACCACCCACCAATCCTCGGTATGTAGCCTTCGCCCGGAAGGTGATGACCGAACTCTTCCCCCCTGGCTGGGATCGCGGTTACCGCGGGTCAGTCAGGGCGCACGTTCCCCAGGCCTCGAAGAGGATGGGTGGCGGCCGTGCGGACCTGCTCTGGTCCGGGAGGGAAGAGGAGTTCGATAGGTCGTGCCTGGAGGAGTCGGCTCTGCCGACGATCCTGGGCGCGTCCTACGCAGAAGTGCCCTCAGCGGGTAAGGTTCGCCCCCTTCTCATCTTCGATGAGAACGTTGACCTTCTTGCTCCGCTGCACAAGTGTGTGTATTCACACTTGTCGAAGTTTCCTTGGCTTCTGCGGGGTCCCCCGACCCCCGAACGGATTGGATCTGTCTGCGTCGAGGAGTTCCAGACCTCAGTTGACCTGGTGTCTGCCACTGACGGGCTCAGCCACGCTGTTGCCCGGTGCATCCTCGACGCGATGTTCTTCCAGAGTGTGAGCGTCCCGCGCTCCATCAGGCGGCTTGCGCACGCAAGCTTGGCGCCTGTTGTCTTCGGTAAGAACGGTGAGATACGGGGGAAGGTATCTCACGGACAGATGATGGGTGCCTACCTCTCTTTTCCCCTTCTCTGCCTGCAGAGTTACGTCGCGGCCCGCTGGGCCGCGCGTGACTCTGGCAGGGCCCGTTTCCTCGTGAACGGAGACGATTGCGTCGTGTCCAGCGAGCGTCCCTTGGGACGGTACCCCGAGGGGTTCCGTCTCAATGACAAGAAAACGATACGGGCAAAGAACGTCGTCGAGGTCAACTCGACTACGTTCCTACTGAGATCGGGCAGGTGGCGAGAGATTCGCCATCTGCGGAGAGGCGGGTTCTGTTCCGATTGGCATGGCTTGCACCATGCCGTTTCGGCTATCTCATTCTCGCGGCGTTGGACTGCCGCGTTTGTGAGGTGCCGTTTCGGACAGAAGTGGGGTTTCCTACCCTCTCAGATCGGACTTCGGTCCGATTCGTACCCTGCCCACCAAAGGCAGCGTACGATGTTACGTCGTCGGGTGCACACCGACCTCCCGTCCCCACCTTGGTGGGGAGACGAAACACTGAGACCCATGGCTAAGGGAGAACCATGGGACGACCGAGCCAGGTCAGCATTGAGGTCACACTTGATGCTGAACGGTCGTAAGGTAGGAAAGAGATGCGGCGAGCGCTGGTCACCGGGACCGATCGGCGCCGTTCGCAGGACGTACCGGTATCGTAAGCGTCCGGTCTCTGACTTTCGGGTCAAAGATCGGCGGTGGTTACCTCGTGTGACTGAGGGAGCTTTCGGTACCTGTCTCTCGTTCCGGCCGGGAGACAGACGGGCTTGGTGCGGCCCGTCGCGCAACTCGAAGATTGAGGGCTTCGTTCCCCTTGACTTTGAGAGCACTAGTGAATTAGAGGGGCGCCTGGCCGCCGAGCGGTTCGCGCGTCTGTGGGTGGAAGAGCCTGCTCTTCCTCTCGCTGGCGGCGCGTGAACCCAGTGAGCCTGTGTGGTCCTAGGCCCTGAGGATCGTGTTTCGACACGTTGTCGAGGGGTGGTTAGGTACTTCTCCAAACCCGTGCCGTCCAGGCTGTGCACAGCTCTCCGGGAGTTGCAGCAGGTTCGGGGAGTCGTCGCAAGACGGCGAGGCCCTCGCGGTCGCCGTGTGTTAGTCCACACGTTGGCGAGGCGGCAACGGGCCCCCTCCTCCTGGCGACAGGAGGCGGGGGCCCGCCAAATCGCAGTTAAGCACCTAGAACTGGTAAAGAGAGGGTTGCCGGGAGGAGTCTCCGACTTCGAAAGGCATTCAACCCGGCCACAGGCCTTGGG